GCGTAGTTGGATTCCGGCTTTGCATAACTTAGGCGTTGACTTCGACATTGACCCATTCTCCAATGGATTCATCCCAATAGCAATTGCCCTCAGGTTTTGGCTTGGGTGCTTGCCAATCATGATTTTCATCAAGTGTCCAAGATGGAAACGGCTTAGGCGCAATAAACACGTCAGCAACAGGATCATACGAATATCCGATGCCTGCATATTGCTTGCGAATTCTGTGATTGTACGAAGTGCGCTTGACGGTGTACGCAGTTCCTTGTGCGTAATACGTTTCAGTGTCCATGCCGTCAATCAAATTATTTTCATCTTTGCCGACCGTTACGGCTACGACAATGTTATTTTCATCAAGATATGCGTAATGTGCCATTATGCGAAACTCACCGTATCTGATACGCCTGCCCCTGCGACCAATGAAATTTTGTAACCACCAGAAGAAGATGTAGTTTGCGTAACTCCACCAGAGAATGTAGCCGTATAAGCATCCGGATATTTTAGTACCACATAACCAGATCCACCTTGGCCACCACTTACACCAGCGTTTGATCCACCGCCGCCACCACCAGAACCGGTATTGGTGTTACCGGCTGAACCGTTGCCGTAAGCACCGGCTGATCCACCGCCGCCTGTACCACCAGCACCAACGGCAGCCGGACTATTCGCACCACCACCGCCACCACCGGCTCTCGTTACCGATGTGCCTGTGATCGATGATGCCGATCCATTTCCACCGTTGCCGCCTTGCGATGTCGCGGCATCTGCTCCAACCGCACTAGCACCACCACCGCCGCCGGCAGGTACACCGGTTAGACCAGCATTACCTTGACCACCATTATTTCCTTGTCCGGAAGGTGATGCAGTTCCTCCGGCATGTGTTCCTGCAATAAAGTTATTGCCACCGCCACCACCGCCAGAGCCTCCGTTTTGACCTAATGCGCTTCCGGCGTTTGCAGCACCACCGCCACCGCCACCGGTTGATGTGACTGTGCTAAATACTGAATTCCCACCATTAGCACCAATTCCAGTATCGCCTGTGCCTCCTGTTCCACCACCGCCAACTGTGAGCGTGTAATTTGTGGAAGGCGTCAAAGCGGTCAACGTGCCGGTTTTATATCCTCCAGCACCGCCACCACCGCCGATGCGACCTCCAGCACCGCCACCGCCAGCAATGACGAGATATTCAACGTCTAAGGCAAGTGGCACTACTACTCCGGCGGCGGTTATGCCAGCGACAATATTGCCAATCATTAGGAAACTGCACCAACTACTCGCCAAGTGTTTGCTGCAGTCTTGATGCAAACTGCGGCTTTATTGACTGCCACCTTAGGCGATGCGCTTGTTGCACCAGCCGATGTAACGGTCGTAGTGCCGGGAGTTGTTGCTGATATGGTCGTATCGGCTGCGCCGGTGTTCAAGATAGTAATGGCCGTACCAATGCCAAAGTTGGTCGTGGCATCGGTTGGGATGCTCACGGTCTTGGCTGAGGCGTTGGACGTGATGACGAGGACTTGGTACTGGTCTGTTGATGCCAGCGTGTAGGTCGTGCCAGACTGAGTGTTGATGGTGTACTGCACCAACTCATTGAACATGGGTGCGCTCAGTACGTCACCGGTTGATGCTGGAAAGCCTGTTGCCATCTGTATCTCCTAGAGTTTGCTAACGCCGATTATACCGTACGTGCTGTTGCCGATGATGAATCCAGCGAGGATAGGTTCGCTGGTCGTGAATGTGGTGAGCCAAGACCGAGGCGTGATCTGGTGCTGAACTCCAAAGATCTGCAAGGTCTTGGTGATGGTCGAGCCACCGGGTTGGTCATTGCTGATTTCTACCGGTGAAAGGAAGTCCAGCCCAAGCGCAGCTTCGATGCCAGCCTGATAGTTAGGCGTGGTGAGATCAAGGGTCATAGCATCGATGCGAATATCCGTCACAGATCGGTTGGCCACATAAGCCTTGGCGAGATCAAGGGTTGCTGCATCGGTCTCATGAAGTAGATCCTGCTTGCTGATGGCATGAGGGAAGTAAGTGTCTATGCTGGCCTGATCCGTATGGGTTTGGGTAGTACCACCGACTCGGGTGAAGTTAGCCACGTTGAAGATCAACTTATCGTCAAAGGCAAATTTCAGATCTCGGTAAGGTATGCCAGTAGTTTGATTGAAGACGGTCGGTGTGATTGCAAGACTGTCCACCAAGTCGGTGCGCTCACGGAATACCACGTCACCTCGGGCATCCATATACACAGCCCCATACTCGGTGAACTCCACGTCTTGCAGGGCTTGGAGGACGGTGCGAAGCGTTCCGGGGTCTGCTTGGACAGTTATATCGCCTGTGTCTAATACTCGCTGACCGCCGGGAAAGCCAATCTGGTCAAGAATCTTGGTAATGCGTGTGCCTGTGGTCTGGCCAACCGTTGCCCCGGTGACGGTTGTGACGGCTGACTTGTTGAACAGCGTGAAGGCATCGGTGCATTGAATATCTACATAACCGAACTCTTCGTTGGTCGGGTAGGTGTAATTGTAACCAAGCGTGTAGCCAGCAAAGAGTGGGTAAGTCACCGAGTTGTAAGTACCGGCAATGACCATCTTGCGAAGTGGCTGCAATAGCCCAAAGTAAGGGCTTGATGAGTTTTGAGGATTCCAGTCACCATTGGGATCGATGACTCGCACCGTGGCTGTGCCGGGGTTGAACTTGTCTTGCGTAAGGTCTCGGCCACGCCGGATGCTGATGCTGAGTGTCTGGCTGGTGAGATCGACTACTTGCGAGGACGTACCACCAGCACCCATAACCCCAAGACCTAATTGGCTAATGCCGATGAGGAATGGAGGGTCAAAGGATGGCCCACTCGTGAAGTCGAATGAGACCGTCAGTTGGATGGGATAGGTCATATTGCTACGTTGCCTGTTGTCCTATACCAGCCGGAAGTGCTGTAACCAATGGCCGAATAGTCGATGATGGTGTCCACGATCTTCTTCTTTGTATCGTCCGACAGATCACCAGTTCCAGTAACGTTGATGTTGATAGTCGGGGCTTGGACTGCGCCACGGCCAAACACATCATCAAGGGTTTCCTGTGTGATGCTTGGAGGAATGAACCCAGATTGGCCCGGTGGTACTACTGATGGTACTTGCGGCATCTGTCCTGTAATCGTGCCCTGTGGGCTAATAGGGGCAACCGGCACGCCTATCGAACCCATGCCAGCGCGAATACGAGCCAGAGAGTCTTCCCACGCTTGAAACGGATTAGCCAATTTGAGGGCTTGAAGTGAAGCCAACTCGCGCTGAGATTGCGCCAACTGGTTTGCCAATTTCTCGGCGTTGCTGGCATTCTCATTGATGAGTGCCTTCTTGAGTTCGAGCCTGAGGATCTCATTGCGATCGAGTGATTCGTTCTTGAGTGCGGCCGCGATGCTGATGCGCTCATCATCAAACATCTTGCCAGCCTCAGCCAGTTTTTGCTTCTCAAGATCCACGCTTGTCTTCTTGAGTTTGTTTTGCTTTTCGATTTCCGTGGTAGTGCGCTTTTGAGTGCGGAAATTGCGAGTAGCCAACATGGCCTGCTCTTTGGCATTGGCTCGGGCTAATGCTGCCGCTTTGGCCGACTCGGCTGAGGATTGACGGCCGCCTCGGGCCTGTAGAATTTCTAGATATGATCCAACTACCGGAATGGCCTGAACTAGGTCTCGACCGCTAGGGCCGCCGGATACTAGACCGCCTAAGGTTTTTACTTGTTTGATGATATCGGCCAGACCCAAAGCCACGTTGCCGGTGTATGTAGCCATGTCCTCAAAGGTGCTCGCAAGGGCCACTACGCCAGTCTTCTCATCTAGCAATAATTCAACAGCCTTGACCAATTTCTCGCCAAGGATCTCTTGCGCATCATCGGCAGCTGCTCCAAGTATGGCCAACTGTCCGGCATAGGTCTGGGCGGCTCTAGCGGCCTGACCAGAGAATCGTTCGGTTAGGTCGGCCGTGATCTCGTTGAAACTTTTGCTAGTTAGGTCCGCTTTGCTCAAGCCAATGTTCAATCGAGTAAGGCTTGTGTTTGTGCCAAGGTAGGCACGGCTCAAGGCTTGGACTACGCTGCCGAGGCTCTTGCCTGTTCCAGCTGCAACATCGAGCGCAAGGTTCAGAAGTTCCTGACTTTGGGCAAGGTTTGATGTACTTGTGAGCAATTGCTGCAAAGCCGGACGAAGTTCACCATCTGCCACGCCTGTCGCATATTGCAAGGTGCGGATGTATTCTTCAACCGGGCGCACGTCATAGGCAATGCCTAAGTTTTGCAGGTTGCGAGCCAAGGCCTGAACGGCCTTATCTTCCTCAATAAAGGCTTTGACCGATGCCTTGCTGAACTGGGTAATCTTGCGCACGCTAAGTGCAGCACCGAGAGTAATCCCAAGCCTCTTGAGGCTTTTGTCCAGCATTGATGTTTGTTGTTGTGCCTGCTTGAATCCCTTACCTTGGAATTCAGAAATGATTGGAATTGTAATCGTCATCGGGTTGCCGCCTTGTACTTGGTCGCTGCTGTTTCGATAGCCTTGAGAATGGCATCTCGCGCTCGGCCTTGATTAGCTGCAAGGGCTTGATACATCAAACGGCCACGGCCTTTGCCAACCCTTTCAATCGTGCCAATGTCGGTGTTCAAGGCTTCGATAAATTGACGGCCAGCCTGAGGGTTGTTTGATCGACTGCGTGGGTCACCGTAAGGATTCTTTGTGCCAGCAATTTCAACGATTGCACCAATGCGCGATTTGTTGAGCAACGAATAGGCGGCAGTCCAGCCGCTTGTGTTTCCACGCTTCCGGGCAAGGCTATAAGTCAAGCCTCTGCGAATCGTGGATGAGTTATATACCGGGAAGGCATCCTTGCGGCCGGTGCGCGACTTGCGAACTGCCCCGGTGTCGGCTGCGCCAGATAGAAATACTTGAGCCACATCCAACTTGGCATCATTGGTGATGCCTTTGAGGGCCGTGCCAATCTCCTTGTTCATTTCCTTGAATAGGTCAGGGTCAAACTTACGCAAGGCGCGCTTGACTTCATTTACGCCTTGTACCCTTACTGGCACGTTTCACCGCCTTACCCTTTTCATTCAAGTAGGCAAGGATGGCGCGAAACATGCGCTCGTCCATCGCTAGCCATTCGCTCGGTGGGATTCCAGTCTCAACGCTGAGTTGGGCTATCAGGTAGGTGACTGAATCCCGGTCTATTTTGGGAAACTGTCCTCAACTACTTCCACGCTGTCGAGCGTTGCAACGAAGTCCATCCCAAAGGGCTTGACGGTCGTGCCGGATCGTCGAAGGCACTCCCACGCCAGCCAGTAGAGATCGCTTTGCTGCTCACGATCACGAAAGGCCTTATGAAAGCCAATCTTGTGATGTTGCTCAAAGGCAAACTCTACGGCTGGTGTGATTCTGTGTTCAGTTGTAGTTCCGTCCGTTTGGACAATTTTGAGGCTCGCCATGTGTATCTCCTACCAAGTACCAGAGTCAGCCACGGTGACTGCGCTGTTCACGGTGAATGTTACATCTTGTGAAGATAGATCGCCGGTTGCACCATTGATAGGGGTCAGGTTATTGACCAGAATATCAAAGGTGTACAACTTGTTGCCGTCTGCAACTGCTGTGCCAGCATCTTGAATCAACTTCACGCCTACGGTTGTGCCGTAGTTGCTGAGAAGTTCATCAAGGATTTCGTTGGTGGCTGGATCATTGAGGAATGAGAGCGTAAGGGTTGCGGTCTCAAGACCTTTGACGTATTGACGTGCGGTGTCTCCCATGGCCGTAACTTCGAGTTCCTCGAATGCCATGTTGAGGGTTGCGGCGGTGACGAGATCGCTGAAATCCACAGTATCGATCTTGACCCCTACCTTGTTATTCAGCGTGATCGCCATTGGGTTCTTCCTTCTTCTTGGGTTTTGCTACTGCTTTGGGTTTTTCGATCTGGCCAATCTTGACCAGAAATCTAGTGCGCTTGTCCATCTCTAACTCCAACTCGATAGGATCGAGACTCGAACATCACAAGCCAAGAAATCGCCTGATGAGGCATTCATAACGGCTGGTGACGAAACTTCGCCGATGGTGTACTTGACTGTTGAGGCTGCCAACTTGCTAAACAGTTCCAAAATGTAATCTTCCATGCCGTTCAGGTTGCCTTGATTGTCGAACAGAGGCTTGATGAGCGTAATCTTGAAATTGACCAAAGGCGCAACGGTGATGTAGCCGTCATTGCTTGGCACAATGTAAGGGTCATCCGGGCTGATTACGCATGAGTTCGCAATCGGTGTGGCCGGAGGAAAGGAAAACACAGACCACACCGAGTTGCTAGTTAGTGCGGTTGCTAACGTTCCCCGTAGGGTTGTGATCGCGCTCATCCTACGAGACCGCCGGGGTGAAGATAATCAGCGATAAGGCCACGGACTCGGGCCATGAGCGTATTGCCCATTCGATAGGGTGAAGGCTGGAAATCTGGACTTATACCACCGGTTGCCGACATTTGCCGGGCTTGCCATATATCAACTGCAATCATCATGGCAGCTTCACGGACTTGTGGCAGGGTAGCGTAATCAATGCTCGTAGATCCAAAGACTCGGCCATAGGGCGCAATAATGTGATAGTCACGCGTTGTAATCTGAGCATTGACGAATTCTAGGTAATGGTCACCATTGTTATAGACGTTGGTAATCGTCTTGCTGCCGTTGTAATGCTGGCGCACATTCTCGATGGTCACAACATCGCCAACCACGAATTGCTGGCGGTTATCTGCAATATAGACCCGGCCGGTAGTACCTTGGGCTGAGATAGCGTAAATCGTTTGCTCGTTGAACCATAATTTCTCTTTGAGTAGGTTCTCGGCTGACTGGCAGACTTCTTCGACTACTGCATCTGCATAGAGAGTGCCAATGCCAAGGTTGGTGCGTAGTTCGGCAACGGTGACGTATGTGGCTGGCATCTCTATCCTTTCTGTATTTGGGTCACCCCGGGCCGAGCCTCGTACCCGGGGTGACGATCAAGATGGCTTACGCCTTGTTGAAGCGGAATGCGCCCTTTGGCTTCTTGGTAGCAAGTGCGCCATAGCCATAAAGGCCGATTTCGATCTTGCCAGAGCCAACAGTCTCAGCACGGAGCTGCAGACGTGGTGACTCGTACCATGTGAAGGAGTCGCGGTTCAAGACCACGATTGTTGCATCTCCATCGCCAGTCTCGGTGTAATCGACATAGATGTCGAGACCAAGAAGGTTGCCACGAAGGCTTCCGATACCGACCGAACCCATTGCGTTTTGTGGCTGGATTGCGGTAAGGATTGGTCGCTTTGCGGTGTCGTTCAATGCAATGAGGTTTGCCCATTGATCAACGCCAACGATTGCGCCAGTTGCGAATGAGAAGGTGTTCTTGTAGATGTCGGATGCTGCTCGGCCAACGAAAGCAGAGAGTTCATCGCCATCCCAAGGAAGGGTCACGGCTGTTGAATCAACAGTCGCAACTGCCTGAATTGCATTCTTTGCATAGATGTTTGTTGCCTTGGCATAAGAATCAGCCATGAGTGCAACAAGTTCAGCGTAGAATGCTGGAGAAGTGCGATCGAGAACCTCGACCGAGAACTTTTGCATTCCTGCGAACTTCTTCACATCAACATCAAGATACTCAATCTCAAGTTGCGTATCCGAAAATGCTGCGCCCTCAGCAACTTCAGCAGTTGTTGGTGCAGTCTTGACTCGTGGAATCTGGAACTTCATTCCTGCATCTGGAAGTACTCCGGATGAGATTGCATCGATCGAAGGACGTACGCCGGTGCTCTTTGGGTTGATAACCTCTTGCAACTGACGTGTTGGCACGAGACCCGGTACATCGTTTGTGGTATCGGTGTCTGATGCTGCCTTGAGCCAGACGCGAGAATCATCTTCGCCCATAGCGGCGCGGATGGTGTGCTCGACATAAGCCTCAGGCGTTACGTTGATGCGTGGCTTTGCATAAG